TTTTAGTTCGCTGAGGAGGGTTGGTTGTGTAGAATTCGCTGCAGCCATGAAGCACCTCAGATGCGGATCGGTAAGAAACCCCGTAGGTGTTAGCGCACCGCGGGGTTTCGTCATTCTACTTCTCGGTGTTGTTCACGACAAGCTTTGGCGGTGCGGCCAGGGCGAATCTTCCGCCGGCCGACGCACCTTTCGCCGCGTCGGTTAGTTTTTCCTTCTTGCCTTTCTCCCCCATCTTCGCATGCTCAAAAGGCAGCAGCGCTTTGGCCGCTTCCAGTCGGGCCTTCACTCCGGCCTTCGGGCAATTCATAAGCGCGGCCAGGAAAACCTTTGGGTCGTCCGTCTCAGGTATTTCTACCGTCACGATATCAGGCTCTGAATGGTCGCCCGAAGCTTCTGGTTTACTGGCGGTTCCCGCCTTAGTACCAATACCGATAGCTGCTAGTGCTGCCACGATTGCAGGGTGTTTACGCATTCGGTGCCCTGCCGCCTTTGCGGTCTTCGCGCTGAGCCCGGCGCTGATAGCAGCCTGTTCCGGCTTTTCGCCACGCAGGGTCGCCTTGAAGAAAAGTTCTTGGGTTTCGTTAAGCATTGCGTCTGTCCTGTTGTTACTCATGAGACTAGGCTAACACGGGTAACAAAGCATGGAGGTTTTATTCCCTCTCGAAGGGGTCGGCGCGATCAGGGCAGGAGGTCGGCCCGTAGCACGCCAACTCCCCCCGGTAGTGAGAATCCGTCGCATTTGGACGCCATTTTGCACCAAATCCGTGCAGAAACGCGCTTGAAGCACGTCACTCACGTCGTTGCATGGGTTTCACTCGCATTTGAGTCATGCATTTTGCACGAAGGCTGCGTCGAACGCGCAACCGTTGCGGATCAGCCTCTACGCGCAGTGCCTACGCCTTCGGCTGCTGTCTTGACGCTGTGGCATGGCTTGCATAGGGCCTGATGATTAGCCCGATCCCAGAACAGCGCCTGGTTACCCCGATGGTCAACGATGTGGTCGACCACGGTGGCCTCAGTCACCTTGCCCTGCGCCTGGCACATCACGCAGAGAACGTTCCTCTCCAAGAACTTCAGCCTGTAGCGCTGCCACTTCCCACCGTAACCGCGCTGCGCTGTGGTCAGCCCTTCACGCCATGCGTCAGGGTTCAGCATCTGCACCGACTGCGTACTGACCTCACGCGCACGAGTGGGCTGCATGGTGACCCTAGATTTTGTCATTACGCCGCGCCCACATATCAGCTAGCGTTGCGGCGTTTAGCTCGGCCGGTCGACTGTTCAGCCCTGTGCTGACCTTCTCACCTTTGCTTAGCGTGTAGTCAGCAGGGTTCAAGTGCGACGGCCTAGCGTTAAGCGCCTGTGGTGCGATCTGAGGCTCGCTAAGCTCAGGAGGCTGCCCCTGTGCTACCAACGCCTCTAGCGCCACGCATACGCGCTCCAGCAAAGCGTGGTGGCCTGTCTGTAGCTCAACGTCGACGCCTGCCGGCAGAACCAAGGGTTCAACGCCCAAGGCATCAGCTGTCGGGCTGATCACCGATAACAGGCTGTCGATCAGGTCCGCTGTCGCGGCGCCTTTCAACTTCAGCACCAGTAATCCGTTGCTTGAGTTCTTCGAATCGTTCATTGGCTAAGTCCAATAGTTTTTTGAGTTTCGCCCGACGTCGAGCGCATCCGGAACATGCCATGGGTTCCGCTCCATGTGGTGAGTGATCAGCGTACCCGTAAACCGCGAACCAGTGGAAGGCGTCTCGGCCAGTGGTCGTGATCTGCATTACGCGCAATTCTTGCGGGTTTATGTAATCTGCATTTCTTGCGTCTTCGTTTAGCACTACCCTTCTTGCTTCACTTCTTCGTGCTTCTTCCTTCTTTTACTAAAGATAAAAGAAGGGAAGGAAGCCTTATTTTGCTTCTTTCTAAGTAAAAGAAGCAAAAAGAAGTAGGAAGACGCAGAAATTACGCATCATCCTTTTCACTGTTTTCTTCCAAAATCACGTATCCATCCGCAAGAATTACGCGTTTCTTGTCCGCCAGCACGCCGATCGCCTTCTTAGCATTGGTCTTGGTGTTGCGGTTTGCGTCAACGGTTTGCGAAACAATCTCATCAAGAAGGCGGCTTTCTAGCACTTTCCCTTCCATTTCCAACCCCGAAAGGTCATGCAAAATGCCCAAAATCTTCATCCCGAGCTTCCCTACGGTCGCCTCTTTACCCTTCTTGACCTTACCCTGGCCGTTATACTCGACGATGCAGCTAGTGATGTCGTCGCCGTCCTCATCTTCCCCGAGCACTACAGTATGGAGCTTGAACCCAACGCTGCCGCCATCCTGCCCATCTTTCAGCTTGGTAACACTAACGCTGCGAACCTCATCGGAGCGCAGTACCTCAAGCTCGACGTCGGCAGCAGCACGAAGGCCTGACCAGCCACGGGCTCCCTTGGAAGCGTCTTTCCCGCTGTGGTGGACGAGAAGCACCATGGCACCCGAAGCACGATGAATACGCCGACACTCAGCCAAAGCCTTGCCCATATCTTCACCGCTGTTCTCGTTGGCGCCAGGTGTCACCTGGGCGAAGGTGTCGACGACGATAAGGCTGTAGGGCTCTTGAGCCGAGATAGCCTTTATGAGCCGCGACACTTGATCCTTATCCAGGAGGTTCGGCGTCACGTCGCTGATCACATCGACGTTTATATCGTCAGGGCTGATCGCCTGCTGGTGGCAATACGCTTTGATACGATTCACGAAGCCCGCGACGCCTTCTGCCACGATATATAGGACGCGGCCCTGCGTTACCTTGCGGCCGTTCCACTCGATACCACGGGACACCGCAGCGCTAAGGTCGTAGGCCAGGAAGGACTTGCCGGAGCCGGATTCCCCGAACAGCACGCCTAAACTGGCCTGCGGGAGGAACTGTTTCACTATCCACTGAACCGAGCGGACTTGCTTAGCGAAATCGGAGTGTGAGCGGATGTTGAACTCGCTACCCTTTGGCGCTTTTGGATCATCGCCAAGGTCTTCGAATTCATAAGGCGAAGCCGTATCCACGTCAACCGGGCAGCCTTGGGCCTGCGCTTCACGTAGCACCGACCAGAAGGTCTTCTCGTTACCGGTGTAGTTGCCGATGGTCGACCATTTGTACTGGATCTCGTCCGGGCCTTCATAGTCCGCGCCAAGCTGCGACCACTCGTCCCACAACCACTGGCCTTCGCCTTCGGTCTCGTGGTGTATCGCCATGCCGACCGCCATCCAGCGGTTATGGTCACCAACGGCTACCCACTTGAGCACTTCAGCTATTTGCGCGTCGGTAAGTCCCACACGCTCCTTGTCGCTCTTACCTACGGAGATTTGTCTAATTACCCGGGGCCCGAAACGCTTCTCGCATGTATCGAGCAGCAGTTGCGAGGGCTCGGCGACGGTGTTCTCGCTGCCGGTAAGCTCGGCGATCTCCGTAACGTCCCCGGTGAAGGTCACGAAACGCGATGTGGTGTAGGTCTCGAAGCCGAACGCGCCGTCCTCCGGGTGCGCGTCGCTGCGGTCGCCGAGATCGCCCAAGACGAATGCACGAACGCCAGTACCCGACGGGCTGATCTCGGAATAGGTGCCAACGATCAAAGCTTCGACAGCAGGATCTATAACTCCATCCGCGACACAGTGGTCGAAGTCCAAGGCGGTCACCGGTTGCCCTGGCACCATAGCGAGACCAATGCCCGTCATCCCTCGTTCTTGCGCTGCGGCCCGGGCCTCGTCGAAGGTAACCAATAACGGCAGCTCATCGGCAGAACCCTGGCCGACCTTCTTGCTACGAACGCCGGGCATCCAGCCGCGCTTTGTGCCTGACTTGGCGTAGTACGGCACCTTGAGATCTTTCTTTCCAGGCTTAGGGTTGGGTTCGAACTTCCATATCAGCCACTGTTTCAATTCCCGCAAGGCGGCAGGCGCCTGCAGGCTCTCTAATGCCTTTGCCATCTTCGCGGCTCCCACGGCTTATACGTCGGATGAGAAGTTAGGCTCGGCGAGGGCAGCAGCGTACTTCGGGTTCATCAGATCTTTACGCGGAACGCCGTAGGTGCTTTCGATCTCAGGGATTCGGCCGAGTGGCACGTAGCCGAGCTTCAGCCAGTGCTGCACAGCCTGGTAGGTAACGCCGAGCTTTTCGGCTACGTCGTCAAGGCTGCCAGCGCGTACGACCGTATCGAGGATGCCGCTGTAGCACTTGGCACTAACCAGTGCGTTCATCACGGCCAGGGTGGCGCGGTGTTCCAGTGCGTATTTGTTCAGTGCGTCGAGTTTCTTGTCCATCGGTGATTCTCTTCTGTTTAGGTAGTCGATGAGGTGCATCCTACGGGATTTAACAGGAAAAGCAAATAGCACTAGACAAAGCAAAGAAACACAATTAGATTTGCTTCATTGAAACGAACAACGAGGTGGACCATGGCCGAAATACTTTTGAGGG